ATGATCGGAGCGCTTTGCAGCATCACGTAGCGCACCGACGGATCCGGCTGGATCCAGGACTTGACGTAATAGGGCACCGGCTGGAGCCCAATCTCTTCGTCGCGGATCGCGCCGTAGGCCTGCACGCCCTCCAGCGCTGGTGAGCACAGGATGCAAGTGCCGGTCGGCAGGATGGGTAGTTCATTGCCGGTCGTCGGGTCGACATACCAACCGCTATAGACCCAGATATTGAATCCTTCGATCTGGCCCATCTGTACGCCACCCTCAGTGACCTGCGCCAGGTAATCGATGCTGGGCGTGTCAGTGTAGCGACGGAAGATGTTTAGGACGCTCTGGATGCCCGAATCGGCGCGGAACAGCTTCCACACGTCCACGGTCATGATGACGTCGTTGGGGAACACGCCGGTATCTTGCAGCACGATCTGCGCCCAGTCCTGCAAGTTATCGAGGATCTTGGCGGTGCCCGAACTCCACAGCGGGTTGGCCGTGAAGGTGTGGTTCGCGGAGCGCCCGAAATCGACGACCACCGTCGGATACTTGTCACCTGAGATAGTGGACTTGCCAGTGTTGAGTACTTCGCCGCACATCACCTCGAGACGTCGGCGCAACATGTTCAATTGATCTTGCATGTCGAAGGCGATCAGCGCGCGCACGCGATCGGCCGGCGACATAGTGCCGCCGATCTGCTCACCGGGCATGCGCTTGAGCGGCCGATTCATATCGAACACGCGCTTGTCTTTGATATAAGCCGGGCTAAACGTGTTGGTCACATAGCCCTGACTCGCGACGATCTGGCCCTCGACCAAAGGTGATACAAACGGCGCGATTCTGCGCTTGCCCTGGATCACATCGAAGTGAATTTGTTCCGAGTCCTCAGCTTGAGTTATGCCGAAGAACCGATCCAGCAGAAACTGCGGATTGCCCAGTAATGACTGGAGCACCGCAGTCAGTACGTCAGTACTGAATACATCAGCCATGAATGGCCTCCATCATTGGTACTGGGCGGTTCCCCTGGCCACGCGGACGCGGCGTCCGTGCCAGGACGCCGGGCCGCAAAAATTCGCTCGAGTTAGTCGCCCTTGCCGGATCGTCCGGCGGATGGCGCGCTGGTGTGATGGGCCTCGTGATGCTCGGCTGCCTTAGCGGCCGCCTCGACCTCTTCGGCTGTCTGCGGCAACGGGCCGCCGACAACCGGCAGCCCCGTCATGGGCACCAACAGGCCGGATCGCTGCTCGACAGTGAGCACATAAATGCCAATATCGGCGAGATTGGCCACATCGGAAGCTGCACCCGCAGCGCTGAAGGTCATGGCGGTATCCAAGAACCTGCCCTGCGTATATACCAGGCCGGTTACCGCAGCGCCCGCGCCGGTGTCGATATCCTGGGCGAGGATAGCCCGCGCGGCGCCGGAACTGGTTACCGTGGTGAGGTTGGTGCTGCCCGTGATCGGTGTGCCAACGGCTGGCCCATAGAGCACCGTGCCGCGTTTCAGCACACCCAGCGAGGGCGCGATCTTGGCGCTCTGCGAGATGGGTGAGATTTCGCTGGCGACCAGTGGATCGAAATTATAGGTATCCGACCGAAAGCTGGCGGTCGAAAGTAAGCCAGGATTGGCAGCTGCTACAGACATTGGTCTAGGTTCTCCTTTTACTGCACGTGCGGCCGTTTCCGCGCCTGCGGCACGAAGGCCAGGATCTTGGCGATTTCTGCGGCCGGAGAATCCTGGTCTGGTTTTTCGGCTACCCCGACTACGGGGTTGGGGATCTGACTCATGCGTGCTTCGAGCGCGTTGGCCGGCTTCGCGGGTGCGGCTGGGGCCGCGAGGAGTAGTTTCTTCGCGGCATCAACCGAGTGGTTGGTTTCGAGTGCCAGCATGCGGGCCAGATCGTCCCGGCCGCGTGCTTCCTCGCAGGTTAGAATCGCAGCGATCCGCTGTCGATCTTCAGTTGGCGTCATTAAGTCGCCCTCGCTTTCTGGCACCGAGCTATCGTCCGGTTCTTGCTCGGTTCCTTGGGACTCGTCACTCTCGTCATCGCAGCTGCAATCGCCTTCGGGACAGTTGCAGCCGGGATTGTTGGTCAAGTCCGTGTCATCCTCTTCGAGTTCGCCCTCGTCGAACGGAGCCGCCAGCTTGACCTTGTTGCTTTTGGGGCTCTCGACGCGCAGCCCCGGCACATCGCGGATATCGCGAATAGGCGCGGTCTGGTCGCCGCGTCCGATCAAACCTTCCAGAGAACCGAGCGCATCCGCCATTCCGACAGAAATGGCTGCGCGGGCAGAGAGAACCGCGCCGCGACCATAGGCGGACGCTACCCGCTCCGCGCTCGTTCCCCGGAAGGCCGCAACATGCTCGATGAACACCTGCGCCATCTGGTCGACCATCGTTTGCAGCTGTTCGCGCCCCTCGTCCGTCGCGGGATCGGTGCGTTTCAGCGGACTTTGGCTCGAGATCACATCGAACCGCTTGACGCCCCGGCGCTCGTCCACTGCGGAATCGTCTACCACAGTCGCCAGCACTCCAATGGAGCCAAGCTGGGCCGTCTCATCAGCCACGATCCGGCCAGCTGCCGAAGCCAGCCAGTAGGCCCCGCTTGCGGCCATGCCATCCACGTAAGCCGTTACCGGCTTCACCGCATTCGCCGCGCGAACCATATTGGCAAACTCATTGATGCCGTCGATCTGGCCTCCGGGCGAGTTGATGGCCAGCACGATCGATTTCACCGCGGGATCGTCCAGCGCGGCGTGCAGATCGAGCGAGGCGTCCTCGATGGCTGTGCCGCCCAGCAGCCAGGTCCAGATTGAGCGGTAACGGAACAGCGGCCCGCGAATGTCCAGCACTGCCGTGCCGTTGTGGTTCTGCACATCCGGCCCGCCGTTGTCGACCGGCTGGCCGAGGCGCGCGGCAAGTGCTTCGAAGTCCGTATGGCGCGCCGTGGCCAGGAGCGCGCGGATCGCGCCGGGGGTGATCGCCCATGGCTTGTCGTCGCTGAACACTTCCATGGCCAGCGGCACGTGATCTACACCGGGGTCCGTACCGGCACCTCCTCCGGTTCCGCCGGGAATCCCACCGGCTTCGACGGCGGCGGCGGTTCCACCCACAGGTCCGCTTCCTGGAGTCGCTTCTTATCCAGCGCCCTCTGGTCCACTACGTCGTTCCAATCCATCCCCTGCTCTGCGCATTCGACCTCCAGAGTTGAAATGCCAGCGGCCATTCTCACCTGGGCCGCTTCAGCTTCTTTCACCGGATCGATCCAGCCGCGTCCCGGGCCGATCCATTTGGCGCGCGTGTAGAACGTGCGCTGGGCATAGAAGTCGGGCGCGTCGATCAGGCCCGCGTTGACCGCTTCTTCGAACCACAGTTCATACACCGGCTGCGCCCAGTAGGTGGTGAGCCAGCTGCGCCGGGTCGTGAAGTAGCGCCAGCTTTCGAGCAGTGCGGCGCGGGCGCTCGAATAGTTGGTTTTGCTGTAGTCTTTCATGAGCTGCTCGTAGGGCAGGCCCATGGACATTCCGATCTGACGCAAGACAAACTCGCTGAAGGCCGCAAACTGCGGCGCTGGCCGGTCGGGCGCAAACGGCGTCATTTTGTCGCCGGGATACAGCGGAATGAACGCGCCAGCTTCCAACTGGATGCGGTACTGGTTTTTCGTTTGCAGATACTCGTTGGCGTTGCCGCCCATCATTTCCGCCAGCGTTCCAGGATCGAGCGGAGTCTCAATGATCCCGGCCACCAGCGCATTCACGATCGCGCTCTGAAGCTCCGCCCGCTGGTAGCTGTCCAGCATGCGGAACTGTTCGATGACCGGCGTGAGCACTGGCTTGCCGCGCGTCTGATCCACGCGGTCGGACTGGTAAATGTGCAGCACCCGCTTGCGGCCCCAGCTGGTCTCGGCGGGCACGCATTCCCACTCGCCCGCGATTCCACCGATGGCCGGGAAAAACATGCTGGGCCAGGTCGAAATCTTGCGGATGTGATACGCGCGCGGACGCCCGAAATCGTCCATTTCGATGCCGCCGCGCAAGCACATCGTGGGCGTCATGTTGCCGGGGTTCGACAGCCGGTCGGAATCCACAAGCTGCAAGCAGGTCTTGAACTGCGTAAGCTCCGGGCGGTCCATCCATAGCGGCAACGCCAAGGCCTCGCCGTTCTGAAGGCAGGAGCGGTAAACCAGCGTGGTGAGCCCGGTAAAGGTGAGCTTGTTCGCCGCATCGCAGTAGGTGGAATCCGCCCAGGTCTTCCACAGGCTTTCCACATTGCGCGTCCACTCCTCGGCCCATTCCGGCGTCTTGCCCAGCGCGCGGTAATCGGGCCACGCAGTCAAGCGCAAGTTGGCGCCGACCACGTTGTCGAGGGTGGTCTGAAATGCGCCCGCCGCGATCCCGGTATTGCGGTCCAGGTCGCGCGATCGCGCTACCAGCGTGCCCTGGTCGCTCAGAAGCTCTGCGTCGGCCGCCGCGCGGATCGGCAGCCAGTTGCTCAGCTGCTTGCGGATCCAGGATGCGCCAGCGAACGGCGTGTCTCTGTACCCGTAGCGCCCGTAACCGTAACCTGTGCCGTAGTTCCAGCCGTTGCCGTCGGAGGCATCGCCGCGCACCAACGGCCGGCGGAACAGTCGCGCCAGGAAACCGGGCTTCTGTGGCGTGGGCACAATCATGGCCATCCGAAAAAGCTGAACGGTTTGCGCACGTTGGCATAGCCGGTGCCGTTCGTGCTGGTCCCGGCCACGACGCCTTGCAGGTAGTCGATGAGCCGCTGGAGATCCGCCGCCGTGGTCGCGGCAAACTGCACGCGCCCCAGCTGCGGCGTGTCCACCGACGATGGCATCTGCCCCGTGAGCAGGTTGAAATACGCCTGCTGCGCCTGGGCCAGCATCGTTGCCGCCTGGTCAGGAGTCAAATCTTTCGGCAGCGCCAGCCGCACGTCCTGCGGCATCGGCTTGGGTACAAATGGCGTCATCCAGTTACTCCAGGAAACTTTCGTTCGGCTTCATGGAGCGAAACTCGGGCATCGGCGACGATGAGATTGTTCCCTTGGGCCTCGCGCCCGCACGCAAAAGCTGCTCTGCGTCGGCCCACCGCTTTTCATTCCAGGTTTCGAGGCGCAGGTTCGCCGCCGCCGCGCGCGCATAGATCCTGCAATCTAACGCTTCGTTGCGGTCCCGCCGCTTTTCCCAGCGGGCGGTGGTGCGCCCCGCGACGGTGTGCGTAATCAGCTGCTCGGCGCACAGCTGCTCGAAAAACTCCTTGCCGTAGCCGGGAAAGTGGCAGAAGCCCGGGGGCCACCCTTCGCCCGCATCGAGGTCCGGCACCCCGAGTCGCAGGCAGCGGTACAGTTCTTCCTTGCCGATACTCGTGTTGACGGGCCAGAGCCGCACGCCGCCGCGCAGCGTGCGACCGCCGGGGGTCAAATCGATCAGCGTGGGCGGTCCCAGGAACGCGCTGATGTGCGTGTGGTGTTCGCCCTTGACGGCCATCACGCGCAGCGATCCCATGCGCCTGGCCCAGTCGTACACGCGCATGGTGTTGAAGCCGGAATCGACCGCCAGTTTTTGAATGCGCAGCACGCCGCCGTAAAAGCTCGGGAAGTCTTCGTCCAGCAATTGCCTCAGCTGCTCCCACACTTGCGGCTGGTTGGTGTTGCCCTCCAGCACGCGGTAATCGACCGACCAGCTTTCGCGTTGCCGCCCCCAGGCTACGATCTCCACCTCGATGCGGTCGCGCTGAATATCCGCGCCTGCAGTGAGCACCAGGCCGCCCTCGGGCACTTCGCCGATGGCATAGCTCTCGCGGCGCTCGTACAGACGATCGACATCCGGCACCTCGCCCTGGTCGGCCCATGGCACGCCCAGGATCGTGTTGTAAAAGGCCTGCTGTTTTTCTGCCGACCCAGCGGCCTTTTCCTGCATGCGCATAATCTGGGTCCAAGTGAGCCAGCCGTCGGGCGAGTAATAGCTCGACAGGTGATAGCCGCGCGTGACGCCGTCGCCCGGAGCGGTCGCGCGCCATTCACCGGCCTCGAGTATTTCGGTTTTTTCGTGATTGTAAATTTCGCCGCCGCACTCCTGGCAGCGATAGCAGGCCTGGTGCGGGCGAATGGAAGACCAGCCCAACTGCTCGGGCAGCAGCGTAATCAGGACGCCGCACCGGGGGCAGGGCACGAAGTAGAAGTTCTGGTCCGATTGCGCGAAGAAAGTCTCGATGCGGCTGCGGCCCGCGATGGTGGGCGTGGACGCGATCAGGATTTTCTTGCGACGGAAATTCGCCGTGCGCGCAATCGCCAGATCGCACGGTTCGCCCTCGCGGTCCACGTTGGGCGGATAGGCGTCCACCTCGTCGAGAAACAGATAGCGCGCAGCCATCGAGCGCAGCTGCTTGGCGGAGTTTGCGCCGGCCAGAACCAAAATGCCACCTAAAAACTCTTTGGCCAGGATCGTATTGCCGCTATCGCGCGACTTCGGTGAGCGCACCAGCTCACGCAGAATCGGCGAGTCCTCGATCAGCGGCCCGATGCGCTGCTTGGAGTTGCGCTTGGCCATCGTCTCGGTCGGCTGCACCACCAGCATGGGACCGGGCGCGAGATGGATCACGTAGCCGATCCAGTTGTTGCCCGACTCGGTGGCGCCTACCTGCGACCCTTTCATGAACACCACGCGCTCCCACGGCGAGTCAGCCATCAGGGAGTCCATGATCTCGCGCAGGAACGGCGTGCGCGAGGTGCGCCATATCCCTGGTTCGGGCGAGGAGCGCGTCGAGAGGACGCGATATTTGTCCGCCCATTCGCTGATGCGCAGCTTTGGCTCTGGGCGCGCGCCAGCGCGCACCGCCGCGCGGGTTTCCTTGAAAGCATCGCCCAGACCTGGCAACGAGGCTTGCAGGATCATCGACGGCGTCATGCGGCTTCCGTCGTTCCTTCAGCGAAAGCGGCGAACACGGAGTTTAACTCGGCTTCGAGCAGAGCTTGGCATTTCTCCGCGCTCGTCTCGGCTGCGAGAATCGCGGACACACGCGACGGGATGTTGAAGCATGCTTCGCGCAGTGTTCGAAACTCAGTGAAGCGCGCGTTTCTGACGTCGGCCGCCGGGACCAGGTTGCCAGCGCGTTCCTCGTAACGCAGCTTCTTCAGCAACGCCTC